GCACTTGAAAATGTTTCGTTAATGTTCACAAATTGGTAACCTTCTTTTTGTAAAGTCAAGTTTAATAACGTTCTAAAATTCATTCTTAATAGATAAATCATTAGGATTTATATTTACTTTTTTTAATAATGTACTTGAACTAAAATTTCCAGTTCCAACATTATAAGCAAATGAAACTAATGCGTTAAACTGATTTTGTGTAACTGGTTTAGTTACTAAAGAATTTACTCTTTTAGCAAATCTATCAGCTACCTCTTTGAATATATCAAAAGCGTGTTCTTTTGTAATTTCTTTGTCTAATAAAGTTACTCTTTTACCATCTGGATAATATGTATTTCCATAACCAATAGTTGGTATTTTAGCACTACATAAATAAGGTTTTAATTTTAAACCTTCAAATTTGCAAATCAATTTATATCCGTTATCATTTAGTTTCATTTGTTTGTTTTTTTATAGTTTTCAAACTGCTTCTTAAGTGCTTCGTGGTCTCTTTCTAAAACAATATATTTACCTTCTAATTCGTCAAATTTATCCTTCCAATACTTACTAGCTTCAACTTCTTTTGCGTAAGCCAAATAAAGGTCATTAAACTGCTTTTGCAGACTTCTAACATCGTTTCTTAACTCTTTTATGTTATCGTCTTGTTGAACATTACACGCCTTTAATTCATCTCTATCGGCTTTTAAATCGTCAACTAGTGAGTCATAAATCGTTTGTACTTTATTTAAGAAATCGCCATTACTATTTTTTATTTCAACTTTTTTCGCTTGTTTGCCACCAAATATCCAAGCTATAGGAATAGATATTGTACTAATTATCGCAACCCAATTTTCTAATAACCAAATCATTTTTTATTCTTATTTTTAAGTGCGTAAACAGTATCTAAAACCAACAAAATCAAACAGAAAAGAAACAAGTAAACGCTTATAACTTTAATATCTGAAACAAGTGTTGAAAGTCCAAAACCAAACAATGAACCTATTGCAGTTCGATAAATATCTGTTTCGTCAACGGGATTTTGGAATACTACATTTTTGTAAAATTCATAAGTAAATCCCATACCTAAACCAAGTACAGAACCTACTATTATACTGCCGATTATCTTTTGCCAAATATAGAAGTCATAAAAGCCAGTAGCGTTACCTATAGCATAAGCAAAGGTAAATCCGCCTATGTAGTGAAATAAGTTTCTTAGTTGTATCATAGTTCTTGTATTGATTTTATGCAATGGTTTTCGTCTAAACTATCTAAAATGTAGCAAAGAATTAAACCCGCTTTTGTTAATGTATTATCTCTTTTATTTTTACCTAAAGCACTTGAAATTGTTTCGTTAATGTTCCCAAATTGGTAACCTTCTTTTTGTAAAGTCAAGTTTAATAACGTTCTAAAATTTCTGTTTCCAAATCTGTCTATATCTATTGCGGTTTGATTAAAAAATCCGTTTATTGTTTTCCACTTAAAACCATATTTCAAAACAACACAAAAGAAATTTATTATAGTAAGTGGCAGAAATAGACTAATTGCAACTAAGAATAATATTATCCCCATACTTAAATTAATATTGACTTCCAATTACAAAAACGTTATCAATTTCCTCATCTGTCATCTGCAAAAACATCTTACCAACAAATATTAATTCGGGGTTACTTCTTTCAAACGTTCCCGCCTCTGTATAGCTAATCATAGCTATTGTTCTTGTTGGTTCGGGTAGTTGATTAATTCCGTTTAAAATATCATTCTCATTCTTTTGCAATACTGCCAAAGCAATTTTAAACTGTCTGCGAGTTATAATTTGCGGAACTTCAATTACTTCTGTTGGCTCTGTAATTTCAAAAGTTTCATAACTTACTCCATTTGGAATAGTGTCTAAATCCAATGTTTCAGTTGTTGTGTTTTCGATTGTGTATCTATATCCTATCATATCGTTCGAGGTGTTGTGTAAATTTGTTGAACTAACATATAATCGCAAAATAAACTTCTATTTGTTGTACCTACTGTTTTAACGTGAGCAATTCTTGGTGTTATTAGTGTAGGAATGTTAGTTGTGTGTGTTGCTACTAAAGTATTGTCTATGAAGAATTGCACACTACTTGCATTTGCATTTACAACTATTTTTAAAACATACCATTGTGAAGCAGTTACAACTGTGCTTGTAATTGTAGCAGTTATTGTAGAGTTTCTTGTTATACATCTGAAATTAGGACTGCCAACTCCATAACTACCTACACCGCCTTCGTCGTAAAGAAAAAATATACCGTTTGTATTAGCAAAATTAGAACCAGTGTTTGAGCCAATTATATTATAGAATCTATTTGTAGCATCTGACAAAGTTTCTATGTTTACAAAATATTGCATAGTGTAAATTCCTTGTCCTAAGTAATGTGAAGCAGCGTTATTATCTCCAATTCTTATATTAGCACTTCCAGTTGCAGTTGTACCCGTTCCCATTAGCATAACCCCTTGTTGATTTGTTCTGTTAGGGTAAGTTGTTGTTGGTAGACAAAAAGCACCAGTTCCCGATGCGTTTGGCATAACTCCATATCCAGCAGAAAATGAACTCGTTACGGGATTACCTAAAAAGTCTTCAAAGAAATAAAACCCTTGTTTAGTATTAAACTCAAATAAATCTGTTTGTTTTAAAGCCAAAGCATCAAAAACCGCATTTTGAGAAGGTGCAACCGTTGTAACTCCATCTGTAATACTGTCTTGAATTATAGTTTTATTTTTCCATAAATCTGTAGAAGTTTCATAAGTTAACGCTTGGTTGTTTAATGGTGTATCAATAAATACATTATGAAGTTCGTCTAACTCCCATCCGTTCATAATTTTAACGTAAATCTTTCCGTTAACTGCGTGAGCATATTCTACATATCCAAGTATAACTATATGACCAGTTGCACCAGTTGGCTTAATATTAGTTATTCTTCCAGCAGTTGTTGGACTAAGGTATAATACATCACCATCTGCCCAAGTTTCTCCTTGCAAACTTCCAGTAGTATTAATTCCTTCTAACTGCCCTACAGTCATTATAAATCCTTCTTGATTTGTTGCAATAGTTTCAGTTACAATTCCTAAAGTATCTGCTGAATTATTGTCGTTATTTGCTTGTGCTAAATTAACTGCTAATCTTTGACCTTGTGCTCCGCTTATTCTTACTACTTGATATGCTGCTTTTGTTAGTGTTGTATTTGGTGTTACTTTATTTACAACTCTAGCAACTAAATCAACTCCATTTTTTAAAACAACTGAACCACCTTTTAAAGTAGTTTCTGAACTACCTATTGTATCGTTCCATCTTGTAACTGCAACTCCAGCAGTTCCAGTTGGTGTTGTGTCTAATTCTATCTGACCAGCTTTTAATTCAAACTCTCCTAAATCTACATTTGTAGTAGCTCCAGTATAAGGAACTAAAGTTGATGTTGAAGGAATATCATCTGTCATAGCAACTGTTTTAGTAGCGTTTACTACGTTTGGAAAATTAATTTTTCCAGTTCCACTTGGATTATTAAAACCAATTTCAGTAGAACCAGAACCTATTTTAGTATATATTTCTCCATTTATTGTTCTTCTCAAAAACTTATCTTCAATTCCAGATATATAAGAAGTAATTATATTATCATTAGATGATGATAAATTTTGTTCTAAAATAGAATTATTAACAATATCGTATTTTTCAAGAGCTGAAGAATTCGTTTGATTAATATTAAAAAATTCATCGTCATTTGTTTTTAAAACAAATCCTTGATTAATAGCGGTATCACCTTGTTCTAATACTTGTTGTAAGTTTTGAGAACCACCGCCGCCACCAGTAACTTGATTAATATTAACTTGAATAACATTATCAACTACATTAATAGTAACTTCTTCAACTGTTTGTGCTACGTTTATATCTATAATATCGCTCATTATCTTGTTACATCATTTTTAATTAAAAAATTACCACTAATATAAGTTTTAACAGTACCATCGCCAAACTCAATTTCAATATCATATAAGTAATTAAATGCACAAACTGATATAATCTGTTCATTAATCTTAAATAAGCCATTAGAAGCGTTTGTAATAGTTATACCAGCGTTCTCAACTGAAGTTAAAGATAAAACTGGAATACCACCATATTCTTTTCGTAATTGCATTCTAATAATAGCATCTACTAAACTATATGGTTCATCGTTTAATAGTAACTCAAAAGTTACTTCGTCGAATGTATCACCTTTAATATTTTGAAAATTTAATCCCATCTTTTTTATTTTACTTTCTATTTTTTTTAAAAATATTTCTAACTTCTTAATGTTAGATTGTTTTGGCTTATACTTGTTTATCATAGTAATTTTATAAAACCCAACCAGTAAAGTAAGCATCTTTGTCGGGATACATATCACCATTTGAATTAGCATTGTATTCTGGAAAGTCTGCTTGGTTAAAACACATAAAATCTATAAATCTATTTGTGTAATGTTGTGCAATATCTCGTTCTTTTTCTACTAAGAAATCAATTTCATTCTTTTCTACATTAGTTGCGTTTTCTGATGTATGTTTATAGATACCTTTTCCAGCAATTGTAATAGCTAAAAACGGTAATGCTTCTACCATAGACCAATGTATTACCATAGGTTTAATATACTTGCTTAAAAGCGTTGTATATGGCTCTGTTAAGTCATCTGATACAATGTCATCATTTAGTTTATTAAATAATTGTGTACCTAAATATGTTTGTATGTGGGTATCTTGTGCAATCTTTACAAATTGAACAAACTTATCTGTATCAATGTTGCCATTTAATGCAGTAAACTTTACTATATCATCTCTAGTTATAAATAATGCTTGTGCCATATCTTAATTTGTAAATCCCATTTTATCCCAATACTCTTGTGTATAACCTTTTGTAGGCATATCTGCTGGTTTCATTGCTACTTCTCTTTGATTTCTTATTCTATAACCATACTTTTCAGCAGTTGCACTTGATATAGTTGTAGCATTTGGATTTGTAGGGTCTATTTTAACACCTTCAAAGTTTGCATAAGTTCTACGCAACCATTTATGTTGGCATCTTGCACCGCCTTTGTATAACCAGATTGAATAATTATCAGCACCTTTAACGCCAAAACCAGCATTTACCGCTTGACTTTCCATTGCAATTATATCTTCTTTTCTGTAAACTTTATCGGCACTAATCATTTTACTACAAAATTCACGTTGACCAGTAGCATTACCACTATAAACATACCTTGTAATGAATTGTACACCATCAATAGTTTCGTCTTGTTCTTGACTTTTTGCGTTTGGTCTAGCTATTCCAGTTGAAACAAATTTCCAAACTTTAGATAATGTACTTTTATTCTTTTTGTTGTTTTCGTTTATAAAGTTAATTTCAGCATCATATTCATCTTCTAAATCATAATCAACCTCAAACTCATCTACTAAATTCCATTCTTCACCTAAAGTTTCACCTTTAGCAATTAACAAATCAGCAATATCTGAACTTAAACAAGTATGTGAACTTAAACCAGTTTCTTCTTTTATTTGGTCTGTATTTTGTGTATTGTCTAATTCTGTAAACTCTAATGGTTGTATAGTTTTAAAGTATAATTTTAAACTAATATCGTTAAAAAATAATATTTCATCTAATGCTTCTATTATTTCTAATTGGTAAGGTTTTATTACTATATTGTCAAATAATAGCGTAGCAGTCTTTATTTCATCAGCATTGTTTCCTAAACCACCAT